TCGATTGGAGGAGTTATCCGGAAAGCAATAAAGAAAAATGGTACGATTACATAGACGAAGAATTTAAACGACGAGAGGAGGGTTTCTGGTTTATGAATAATAGTAAACCAACCTGGATAACTGGTACGCACTATATGTATTTGCAATGGAGTAAGATTGACGTTGGGGCTCCGGATTATAGAGAAGCAAATAGATTATTCTTTATATTTTGGGAGGCTTGTAAAGCGGACAAAAGATGTTACGGAATGTGTTATCTTAAAAATAGACGTTCTGGATTCTCTTTTATGTCAAGTGCAGAAACAGTTAACTTAGCCACTATATCGAGTGATAGTAGATATGGTATACTATCTAAATCAGGTGCAGATGCGAAAAAAATGTTTACAGATAAAGTCGTTCCTATATCAATTAACTATCCGTTCTTTTTTAAACCTATACAAGATGGAATGGATCGTCCAAAATCCGAGTTGGCTTATCGTGTTCCCGCTAGTAAGTTTACGCGAAAGAAGATTACAGCGAACGAACAACTCGAAGATATTAAAGGATTAGACACAACTATAGATTGGAAGAACACGGGAGATAATAGTTATGATGGGGAAAAACTAAGCTTGTTAGTTCATGATGAAAGCGGTAAATGGGAAAGACCAGACAATATACTAAACAACTGGAGAGTTACAAAAACTTGTTTAAGATTAGGTAGTAGAATAGTAGGAAAATGTATGATGGGCTCAACTTCTAACGCCCTTGACAAAGGAGGAGACAACTTTAAAAAACTATACAATGCTTCAGACGTTACCTCAAGAAATCGTAATGGACAAACAAAATCTGGTTTATATTCTCTTTTTATCCCAATGGAGTGGAACTACGAGGGATTTATTGATGAGTTTGGATATCCAGTCTTCGATAGTCCAGATCATGATGTACTCGGGCCAGATGGCGAATTAATTGATATAGGCATAATAGAACATTGGGAAAATGAAGCCGAAGGATTAAAATCTGATCAAGATGGATTAAATGAGTTTTATAGACAGTTCCCAAGAACAACAGAGCACGCATTTAGAGATGAAGCTAAAAATTCTTTATTTAATCTAATTAAGATATACGAGCAAATAGATTATAACGAAGGTATAGGTAACTCAGCTGTTCTATCGGTTGGAANCTTCCAATGGGTTAATGGGATAAAGGATACTCAAGTTATATTTTATCCAGATCCAAAGGGAAGATTTAAGGTTAGTTGGTTTCCACCAAGTCACATGCAGAATAAGATAATTCAAAAGAACGGGATCAAATACCCAGCAAATGAACACATGGGAGCCTTTGGTTGTGATAGTTACGATATATCAGGAACAGTAGATGGGAAGGGATCTAACGGGGCTTTACACGGATTAACAAAGTTTTCAATGGAGGACTGTCCTCCTAATCACATGTTTTTAGAATATGTTGCTAGACCACAAACAGCTGAGATATTCTTTGAAGATGTATTAATGGCCTTAGTATTCTATGGGATGCCGTTGCTGTGTGAGAACAATAAACCTAGGCTATTGTACCATTTAAGAAGAAGAGGATATAGAGGATATAGTATGAATAGACCAGATAAGCTTTGGAACAAACTATCTGTAACAGAAAAAGAAATTGGAGGTATACCAAACTCTAGCGAAGACATTAAGCAAGCTCACGCGGCTGCTATTGAGATGTATATACAAAATCACGTTGGTCATTTAGGCGATGGAAATTATGGAAACATATATTTTAACGAGACACTAAACGACTGGAGTAGATTTGATATAACAAAAAGAACGAAGTTTGATGCGTCTATAAGTTCTGGATTAGCTATTATGGCTTGTAACAGACATTTGTATAGACCAAACGCTAAGATAGAGAAACAAAAATTAAACATAAATATTGCGAAGTATACTAATACTGGAAACGCATCTAAAATAATAAAATAAAATATGGCAGAGTCTGTTATAAATAATTATTTTCCAAGTCAAGTCGTTAGCGACGCTGAAAAGCTTAGTTACGATTATGGATTAAAAGTGGCTAAAGCTATTGAGACTGAATGGTTCAATAAGGACCGTGGTGTCAATAGGTACTCAACTAATCAAAACAATTTCCACAACTTAAGACTATATGCCCGTGGAGAACAATCAATTCAAAAATATAAAGATGAGTTATCTATAAACGGTGACTTAAGTTACTTAAATCTAGATTGGACGCCAGTCCCTATTATACCTAAATTTGTAGATATCGTAGTAAATGGTATAGCTGAAAGAATGTATGATATAAAAGCATATTCTCAAGACCCTTATGGTATGCAGAAAAGAACCAAATATATGGAGTCTATTATTAGGGACATGAAGATGAAAAGCATTGATGCTTATATCAAAGAAAATTTCAATTTAGATTTAACTGAAAACGACCCAAAAACCCTACCAGCAAACGAAGAGGAGTTAGCCTTGCACATGCAGCTTTCTTATAAGCAGTCTGTAGAATTAGCAGAGGAACAAGCGTTAAAAACTTTAATGGAGGGTAATAATTTCGAACTAATTAAAAGGCGGTTTTATTATGATCTTACTGTTTTAGGTATAGGAGCTGTAAAAACATGCTTTAACACTTCGGAGGGTGTTACCATAGATTATGTTGATCCAGCTGATTTAATTTATTCCTACACAGAATCACCTTACTTTGACGATATATATTACGTTGGCGAAGTTAAAACAGTACCAATTAATGAGTTGGCTAAACAGTTTCCACATCTAACACACGAAGATCTAGAAGAAATAGTAAAAACAAGATCAGTAAACACAAATACATATCATCATGGGACAACAGCCTTTAGAGAGATAGACAACAACCAAGTACAAATCCTTTATTTTAATTATAAAAGTTATATGAACGAGGTGTATAAGGTTAAAGAAACTGGGTCTGGCGCTAGCAAGGTAATTGAAAAAGACGATAATTTTAATCCTCCGTCTGAAAAAGAAGGTGGATATAATAGATTATTGAGAGCTATAGAGTGTTTATACGAAGGAGCTTTAGTTCTTGGTACTAAAAAACTACTCAAATGGGAGATGGCAAAAAATATGCTAAGACCTAAAAGCGATTTCACTAAAGTAAAGATGAATTATTCTATAGTAGCGCCTAGAATGTACAAAGGAAGAATTGATTCATTAGTAAAGCGTGTAACCGGTTTTGCTGATATGATTCAATTAACACATTTAAAATTACAACAAGTAATGTCACGTATGGTTCCAGATGGTGTTTATCTTGATGCCGATGGTTTAGCTGAGGTTGATTTGGGCAACGGAACTAATTATAATCCACAAGAAGCTTTAAACATGTTCTTCCAAACTGGTAGTGTTATAGGTCGATCGTTTACTTCAGAGGGTGATATGAATCCTGGCAAAGTGCCAATTCAAGAAATTACATCTGGAGCAGGAGGTCAAAAGATGCAAGCTCTTATTGGTAATTACAATTACTATTTACAAATGATTAGAGATGTGACCGGGTTGAACGAGGCTAGAGATGGTTCTACGCCAGATAAAAATGCCTTGGTAGGCATACAAAAAATGGCTGCAGCCAATAGTAATACCGCGACTAGACATATATTGAATTCTGGATTATTTTTAACATCACAGATAGCAGAATGTTTGTCACTCAGAATATCTGATATTATAGAGTATTCTCCAACAAAAGATGCTTTTATACAATCTATTGGCACTCATAATGTTGCTACGCTAGAAGAAATGTCTAATCTTCACTTGTATGACTTTGGTATATTTATTGAATTAGCTCCAGACGAAGAAGAGAAAGCTTTGCTAGAGAACAACATACAGGTGGCATTGAGCCAACAGAATATCGAGTTAGAAGACGCTATTGATGTTAGAGAAATAAAAAATCTCAAAATGGCTAACTCGTTGCTAAAGATTCGAAGAAAGAAAAAAATTGACAGGGACCAAAAAATCCAATTGCAAAACATTGAAGCACAGTCAAGAGCTAATGCACAGGCCCAACAAGTAGCTGCTCAAGCGGAGGTTCAGAAAAACCAAGCTATAACACAATCTAAGGCTGAGCTTGCTCAAATGGAAAGTCAATTAGAAATGCAAAAAATGCAAGCAGAGGCAGAGCTAAAGAAGATGTTAATGGAACAAGAGTTCCAATACAATATGCAGCTTAGACAATTAGAAGTACAAGGAGTACAACAAAGAGAAGCACAAAAAGAAGATCGTAAAGATCAAAGAACTAAAATACAGGCAACACAACAATCTGAATTAATAGACCAAAGAAATAATGAAAAACCACCTAAAAACTTTGAATCAGCAGGTAATGATATAATGGGTGGAGGTTTTAACATGCAGGCGTTTGAGCCTAGGTAAACAATTATTAATTATTATTATATTATATTATGGCAAAAAAGAAAAAAGAAGCAACTGAAGAAGTTGTGGAAAAAGTAGACAACGTAACTAAAGTTGATCTAAAGAAAAATGAAGATAGCAATATCACAAAAGTAGATTTAAGTAAAAAACCAGAAGAAGCAAATGAAACCAAAGAAGAAGTTGTTGAAAACAACGCTGACGACGGAAGAGTGGTTGAACTCGTTGAAGATGCCGACACCTCAGAAAAACAAGAAGAAATACAACCGGAAGCAGAAACACAAGAAACTCCAGTTGTAGAGGAAATAACAGAGGAAGTAGAAGAACTTGTAGAACAGGTTGAAGAAGCGGTTGCTAAAGCGGAAGCTACTGGAAAGGCACTTCCTGAGAACATTCAAAAACTAATGCAGTTCATGGAAGATACAGGAGGCGACTTAGAGGACTATGTTAAGTTAAATCAAGATTATTCTGAGTTAGACAACAATGCTTTACTTAAGGAATACTACAAACAAACAAAACCTCATCTAAACGCAGAGGAAATAGATTTTCTAATGGAAGATAATTTCTCTTTTGACGAAGATATAGATGAGGACATAGATATACGAAGAAAGAAATTAGCTTTGAAGGAGCAAGTTGCTCAAGCAAAGCAACACCTGGACGGTGCAAAGTCCAAATATTATGAAGATATCAAAATGGGATCTAAGCTCACGAGTGAGCAACAGAAAGCAATTGATTTCTTCAACAGATACAACACGGAATCAAAAGAGCAGAAAGAAGTAGCAGAAAAACAACACCGCGCGTTTTTAAATAAAACTAATCAAGTGTTCAACAAAAATTTCAAAGGTTTTGAATATAACGTTGGAGACAAAAAGTTTAGATTTAACGTTAAAGACTCAGACACGGTAAAAGGTAGTCAAAGCGACATTAATAATTTTGTCAAAAAGTTTTTGAACAAGAATAATGAAATGGAAGACGCTAAAGGTTATCACAAGTCAATGTTTACGGCTATGAATGCTGATAAAATTGCTAGTCATTTTTACGAGCAAGGTAAGGCAGACGCTTTAAAACAAAGTGTGGCTAAATCTAAAAATATCAACATGGACCCAAGACAATCTCACGGGGTTGTTGAGGCGGGTGGTATAAAAGTAAGGGTGCTTGGTGATAATTCTAATGATTTCAAATTTAAAATCAAAAACAAATAACAATTTAAAAATTAAAAATTATGGCAATTACTGCAGGTGATAATTTGAATAGTGTTCCTAGTTCACAGCAACAAACATTTTCTTCAAATTATCTAGACTTAGCGTCAACAGCTGGACAAGGTTGGGCGCAACAATATTTACCAGATCTAATGGAGCGAGAAGCTCAGATTTACGGACCTAGAACTATTTCTGGATTCTTATCTCAAGTTGGAGCTGAAGAGAGCATGACAGCTGATCAAGTTGTATGGTCTGAACAATCGAGATTACATATCTCACTTAAAGGTACAATCGATCAAGATGGTAACGTAAGTTCATCAGGAGCTTCAGGTAAGTTTACTGTTACTTCTGATATTGATGGAAACGTGTTAGCTGACGGCTTCGGTACATCAGGTGTTGGTGATAAGCACGGTGTTAGAAATCACGATATCATTTTACTATCGACTCCAGGAGTTACTGTTAGAGCTTTAGTAAGAGCGGTAGATGGTGCTACTATTGGTTTTGCTCCTTACAATGCTGCTGATGCTTCTGCTTTATCTGAAACAGCTAGCGCATGTACTTTATTAGTTATCGGTTCTGAATTTAAGAAAGGTGATAATTACGATGGAACTACTACTAGAGGTTCTAACGAGGCTACTTTCAAATCATTTTCTAATAAGCCAGTTATCATGAAAGACTTTTACAGTGTTTCTGGTTCTGACGCGTCTAGAATTGGTTGGGTAGAAGTTGCTTCTGAAATGGGTGCTTCTGGTTACTTATGGTACTTAAAAGCTGAAGCTGATACTAGAGCTAGATTTACTGATTACTTAGAGATGACTATGTTAGAAGCTATTAAAGGATCTAACTCTACTGTTGTTGATACTGAGTTAGGTTATTCTTCAGATGGGTTAGCTGGTACTGAAGGTTTATTTGCTGCTATCGAAGATAGAGGTAATGTTACTTCTGGTGTTACTGGTGTTAATGCTGCTACTGATTTAGCTGAATTTGATGCTATCTTAGCTGAGTTTGACAAGCAAGGTGCTATTGAGGAAAACATGATGTTTGTTAACAGAGCTACGTCTCTTGCGATGGACGATATGTTAGCTTCAATGAATTCTTACGGAGCTGGTGGTACTTCTTATGGAGTATTCCAAAACTCTGAAGATATGGCTCTTAATTTAGGTTTCTCTGGTTTCAGAAGAGGTTCTTATGACTTCTACAAGTCTGACTTTAGATACTTAAACGATTTAGCAACTAGAGGTGGTATTAACGCTACTGCTGGATCTGATGCTATTAGAGGGGTTGTAATACCAGCTGGTACATCAACTGTTTATGACCAACAAGTAGGTCAAAACATGAGACGTCCATTCCTACACGTTAGATATAGAGCTTCTCAAACTGACGATAGAAGAATGAAATCTTGGGTTACTGGTTCTGTTGGAGCTGCTACGTCTGCTTTAGACGCAATGGAGATTCACATGCTAACTGAGAGATGTTTAATTACACAAGGTGCTAACAACTTTATGTTAATGAAGTAAGCATTTATATTAAAAGACCGGGGCTTCGGCCTCGGCCTTTTTATTTTATTAATTTTATTATATATTATATTATGGCAAAGAAAAAAGAAACAAAAAAAGAAATGGAGGCGGTAAACGAGTTTAAAGAAGTTGAAACTCCAGTATTAAAAGAAAGAGAATTACCTTTAGAAACACCAAAAAACACATGGGAAATACAAGATAGAGTTTACTATCTTTCCAGAAGACAAAGACCACTATCTAGAATGTTAAAGGCAGCTGGTATTTATTACTTCGACGAAGAAAAAGGTTATGAAAGAGAACTAAAGTATTGCGAAAACCAAACAACTTGCTTTGTTGATGAGATGAAGGGTGACCATAGATTAGGTCATATTATTTTTAGAAACGGAGCTCTTTATGTTCCTAGAAACAAACAAACTTTACAAAAGTTATTATCTTTATACCATCCAGATAGAGATTCTATGTACTTTGAGTACAAACCAATTCAAGAAGCAGAAGATCAAATGGAGGTGTTAGAAATGGAAGCAGATGCTTTATTAGCAGCTAGAAACATGGATATTGATATGGCAGAAGCTATTATGCGTGTTGAGACAGGCTCTAAGGTATCAGAGATGAGTTCTAAGGAGTTGAAACGTGATTTACTTATATTTGCTAAAAAGAACCCTAAACTGTTCATAGAGTTAGCTGATGATGAGAACGTTATACTTAGAAACTTTGGTATTAAAGCTACGGAAATGGGTATATTAAGACTTTCTAGTGACCAACGTTATTTTATGTGGGGATCTAACGATAGAAAGTTAATGACAGTTCCTTACGATGAGCATCCATACTCGGCTTTAGCCGCTTGGTTTAAGACTGATGAAGGAATGGAGATTTACTCCAATATAGAAAAAAGATTAAATAATTAATCAAACTGTAGAGCGGTCGCCCTACGGGGCGATCGTAAACTACAAATTAAAAAGAAATTATGGTAAATATAGACACGGTATATCAAAGAGTTTTAGCATTAGCTAATAAAGAGCAGAGAGGGTATATAACGCCCCAGGAGTTTAACTTATTTGCCAACCAAGCTCAAATGGACATATTCGAGCAATACTTTTATGACTTAGGTCAGTTTTTAAGAATACCAGGTAACAGCACTGAACACGCTGACGCGGTTAGTATATTACAAGAAAAAATCAACACATTTGAAACTAGCGTTTCGTATTCTTACGTCAATTCTACCGAGATACCAGAAAATTTATATAGAGTTAGCACACTTTCGTACGATTTAAGCGGAAGAAATGTAATGGTAGAAAAAGTCTCACAAAAACAATTAGCCAGTCTTTCCGCCGGCCCACTAACTGCCCCATCTGGGCGTTATCCCGTTTATACTTTAAAAGAAAAAAATATTAGAATATATCCAGAAAGATCTAGATATATAACTATTAATTATATTAGAAAACCATTAATTGCCAAATGGTCATACGTGGTAGTTGGTGAGAAACCACTTGTCAACACAGGCGCTTCTGATTACCAGCATTTTGAATTGCATCCTTCGGAAGAAACAAAATTGGTATTAAAAATATTGTCTTTAGCGGGAGTAACATTAAAAGATAATAACTTGTATCAAATAGCAAGCGCAGAAGATAGTAAAAATATTCAACAAGAAAAACAATAAATAAATGGGATTATTAAAACAAACGCAATACGGTTATTATAATACACCTGAGAACTTTGGTAATTACCAATTAGTTTCATTAGAAGACATCATAAATCAATTTATGGTTGCTTTTGTAGGTGAAGAAAAAATTATTAGTAAAGCAAATAAGTTCGATGTCGCTTTTCACGCTAAAAGAGCTTTAGCTGAATTAAGTTTTGATACTTTTAAGTCTGTTAAATCTCAAGAAATAGAATTACCACCTTCTTTAACAATGGTTTTACCACATGATTATGTTAACTATACTAAGGTATCTTGGAGTGATGACTCCGGAATAAAACATCAATTATATCCTGCTCTAGGCAAAACTTCAAATCCTTTTAAAATCAGACAAACCACCGATGGGAGTTATTATTTTCATGGAGATACCTTACAGAAAAACTTACCAAATTCAGACTTTAGTGAAAATTTAAATCCTATATCAAACTGGTCGTCTACACCTCTTCACAGTAAGCCTACTATAGACGATATAAATAGACAGGGCGGTACGTTGAATTTTGTTCATGGGTCTAAAGTTTTAGCTGGATCAAATAGTTCTAGAGCTTATGCTGTTTGGCAAAAGGTAAACGTAAACGGTTTAGATCAAATAGATTTAACTGCAAGTGGTATATCTGCCGCTGCTTCAAGTGGAATAAAAGACGCTGGTATCGTAAGAATAGGTTTTACAACTAGCTTGGATGTTAATGGGTGGGATCCTACTAAACATAATCCAAATCTTCTTTCTTTTAGCTCACAGGGAGTTGGTTCGCCTGATCAAAGATCTAGAAATCATTTAACAGATATATTTAATTTACCAACAACTACTGGTGGTGGAAGTTACTTGGAGTTTAACAATGGTTTAGGAACATCTTCGACAAAATCTATGTCAGATGGCAGTGAGAGTGGGTTGGTTTTAGTACAAGACTACCAAGAAATATATATTGTTATTACTAGTCACGTTCCTAATTTTGTAACCGCTTCGGATGGTGACGGTAATGAAAGCACAAACAAAGTAGACGATATAATTATAGAATACGATGGTATATTGCCTGATTTACAAACAGATGGAGACTCCACAACTTGGAGTAATTACAAATCACAAACGCCTAATGAAAATGCTAATCCTGAAATATATAGTTATGATACTGATATATATGATTTTAATATAGGTGAAAGATATGGATTAAGTCCTGAGCACGCGCAAGTTAACGGTTCTTTTTATATAGATCAATTAAAAGGATTAATACATTTCTCATCAAACGTTTCGGGCAAAACGGTGGTTCTTGATTATATAAGCGATAGCCTTGGAACTGATTCAGAGATGAAAGTACATAAATTCGCTGAGGATGCCATGTACAAACATATAATGTATGCTATCGTATCTACAAGGGCTAATACGCCAGAGTATATTGTTCGTAGATATCAAAAAGAAAAGTTTGCAGCAACTAGAAAAGCTAAATTAAGATTATCAAATATTAAATTAGAAGAGTTAACTCAAGTATTAAGAGGAAAGTCTAAACATATAAAACACTAATATGCCAGAGATTAAAAGTACTTTTACTCAAGGTAAAATGAATAAAGACCTTGATGAAAGAATAATTCCAAACGGACAGTATAGAGACGCTATGAACGTGCAGATATCCACATCTGACGGATCAGATATTGGTACGGTCCAAAATATATTAGGTAACACTAATGTTGAGAATATAATTGATATTCAAGACGCTGTTTGTGTTGGTAGTGTTTCTAATGAAAAGAACAACAAATTATATTGGTTTATAAAGAGTAACAATATAGACGCTATTTTAGAATATACTCAATATTCAAAAGACCTACAAGCGCAAGGGCAAGTTGAAGCTGTTTTAATAGATACTAAAGCTAACACTTCTGAAGCTGTATTAAAATTTCCAAATAAAATTATAACAGGTATAAATATTATTGATGATTTACTCTTGTGGACAGACAGTGTTAATGAGCCGCGAAGAATAAATATAGAAAGGTGTAAAAAAGGAAACGATACTATAACAGCGCTATCAACAGCGCCGCACACTAAGTTGATTGTGTCAGATGAAAAAATAATTATCAACACTATAGTTGAGTCTGATATGAGTGCGAGTAGCACCGCTATAACGGATATAACTCTTCTTGACGCCAGTGAATTAAAAGTCGGTGATAGGTGGGTTAGAATAAGAGATTTTTACACTGTTGCTCCTTTTAAAACAATTACCGCTATAAACGGTAATATTATTACTTTAAGTAGTAGTATACTTTTTAGCTCGTATATAGCATCTGGCGATAAACTATACTTTGAAAGAGATCAAGACATTATAGAAGATCACATAACGGCAATAAAGAAAAATCCTTTAAAACCTTTAAGCTTTGTAACAAGTTCTGACACGGAAAATCTTGAAAACAACAAGTTGTTTGAAAAGATATTTCCAAGGTTTTCTTATAGATATAAGTATGAAGACGGAGAATACTCTACTTACGCTCCATTTACTGATGTTGTATTTAGGTCTTTATATGGTGAGGATAACGCCGGCGTGGCTTATGATTCTAACAGCGCTTATAATATAAAAGAACCATATAACGCCGGTATGCGAAATATGATTACCTCTATTGATTTAAAAGATTTTGTTTCCCCTGAAATACCTAAAGATGTCGTACAGATAGACTTGTTATATAAGCGAGAGGATTTTAACGCTATATACATATTAGAGTCTATAAATATAGGTGATGACAATTGGGAAGAGACTGGTTTTAGCGGTTTGTCAGAATACAAAGGTAGTTTCACGGTAAGAGTTGAAAATATATATGCAGCTATTGAAGAAAATCAATTGCTTAGACCATGGGACAATATACCTAAAGTAGCTTTAGCGCAAGAAGTAACCGGTAATAGAGTTGTATACGGTAATTATAAACAAGCGTACGATATAAAAAATTCTGTAACACAAAAACATTTTGTACCAAAAGTAAATTTAGATTATGCTGAAAGATTAATTCAAGAACAGTATGATGACTTCGGTAACGTTATAAACGCGTTTGAAACCGGAGGACAGCCGTCGGTAAAATCCTTGAGAGATTACCAAGTAGGGGTAGTTTATGGTGATAGGTATGGTAGAGAAACACCTGTATTTACTAGTGAAAATGGATCTTTAAATATACCATGGGGNGTTAGTAATTCCAGTAAAATGAATCAATTAGTAACGTCTACTGATTCTGAACATCCAGAGTGGGCTAATTACTATAAGTTTTTTGTAAAAGAAACTTCCGGCGAATATTACAATTTAATAATGGACGCCTTATACAAACCTACAAAAGAAGATCTTAATAAAGAAGAGCATGTATGGTTGTCTTTTCCATCTTCTGATAGGAATAAAGTTTCAAAAGAAGATTATATAATACTTAAAAAGAGAACTGATGTAGATACTCAGGTTCAAGAAAAAAATAAATACAAAATACTAGATGTTAAAAACGAAGCTCCTGACTCTATAAAATACAAATATTTAACGCTTGGACAAGTAGACAATGGCAGCGGGGCTTTAAACACTAGTATATTTACATCCTCAGATCATAGACCAGCCGAAAATAGAACCACTATTTGGATACATAAAACAAACTGGCAATCTGTGGCCAATGGATCTAACGCGGCGCTTCATACAGAAGAGGACTCTGAGGCGCATGAATTATGTTTGTCTTTCGTCGATACAGAAGGTAATACGAACGAGAGAACCGAGAGATATAAAGTGGCTTCTATTAGAGTTAGTGGAGCAAACCAAAATGTTTACGTGGTGCAATTAGAAAAACCAATATCAGAGGCGGATGATTTAATAATATCAGATCCAACAGGAAGTTTCCATGAGTTAAAGACTAGCATCAAATTTATGGTAGAAAGAAAAATAAGTAGAAGTTTAGAGTCGTTTTCGGGTAGATTTTTTGTAAAAATTTACAATAGAGGTGGTGGTGATTTCGATAGCTTAATAGACGCTAGTGAAATAGTAAATTTCTATAATGTGGATCATGTACAAAAAATACATTGGCATTCTGACGTTACAACAGGTACTTACGACCCTGTCAATGGTTTGATTAACAATGGTGCTCACGACGTAACTGCTTTGGATGATACTGACGAAACGTCTACAATAACCTCAGCGGGTAACCTAACTAATACACAAGCTGGATGGTCTAACTTATTGTCATCCGTTATAGATACTTCTGACGGTGATGGTGTGAACCAATTCTTTATAGACAATATGTATATGGCGGCCTCGCAACCTAGTGACACTTTTTACGCTAGACACTCTGGTCAAGGTTGGCAAGGTGGAGAGCCCATACCAGTTGGAGATATTATATATTCTCAACCAAACTCCGTCGGGGGCGGTGGAATTGGTTCATATACTTCTTCAAGTGGAGATAAGTTTTTTGTCAATGGTAGTTTTCAAAACAACGCCCCTAGTGGCTATAAACTTGTATTCGGGGCAGACAATGCCTTTAGCGCAAACTCCACACCACACACGTATGGTATGGCATTCCCAACAAATAGTGATATAAAACTCACGGACATTGGGAGCGGTGGAGAAGAGTTAATTAATGGTATAGACGGTGTTGTCACTATAACTGACGATCATAATGCTAGCGACGGAATAAGAAGGTGGAAGAAAAGTATACATAACTCAGATTTAACACCTAACGTTTACCCGACTCAAAATGGTAAAAAAGTAATACACTTGTCGTTTCTAGCCCCTGGAGAAGACCTGCACGATAACACAGGTTGGAGCGGTCTTAATTTTGGAAATCTTTGTGAAAAACTACAAGGTATATGGGGAGGAGGTGTTTTTACTACTGAAGATGGTAGTGCGTTACCGTCAACATCTGGTATCGGGATAAACTCGAGTAACCAACAATTAATACACGGTGTTTATTGCGAACGAGAAAAAGGAAATAATACTAGACGAAACTCAGGGTCGCAGCCGTTGGCAAGCGTCATTTCTTACGCTGCACTTGGATCTGTTATTGGTTACCACGTCGATTATAAAGACAGACATGAAAAACAATGGGATCCAGCGTGGAGTGGGGGAGTATATAAATCTGCAATTAACGCCTTTGTACAAGCGATAAAAACGCCTGGTAGAACATTTAGATTTAAAAATGATCCATCAGAAAAAATTTACACCATAACAAGGGTCAAAGAAAAGCGAATTTACAACCACACTCCATGGAGAAGAATGTATAAAAACGATGGAAGTGGAACAGCTGTAGCAACTGGTGATAGTGTAGAAGAAGCAGCTATCACTTGGGCACAAACAAGAAATAATACTAGTCTAAAAAACGGAACCACACCTACAAGAAACGCGTTTAAAGATAAAGTAGTAGATTTTGGTAGGGCAGATAATAGAAGAGTTTGTTATATTATACATTTAGAAGACGCAACTTTTCCAGACAGTTCTACTGATGAAAATGGTAATCCTACAGACACAACGACAAACAGTATGTTTAACTCTAAGGACGCACATCCTATGGAGTTAGTAACAGAAGATTTTGGATTTATAGAAGGTACGGTTTCTGAAAACCCAGCTATATGGGAAACTGAACCTAAAGAAAGTGTAGATTTAGATATATATTACGAAGCCGGGCAAGCCTTTCCTACAAAATTAACAAGTGATAACAAGGAGTTGTTTGTTCCAAATGGAAGCGTGGTTAGCTTTCCATTAGACGCTAGGCCTTTTAACGGTTATGCCGGGACATCTACACTAAATATAATTACAGACAAGATTACTATGCTGTGGGAAGGCATGGACATATCTTTTAACATAGCTTTAAACACGGGTTGGGACAATGACGGGACGTTAGAATCCTTTGATTATGTTGGTTTAAAAATTAGATTTACTAGACCTGACGGAAGTTTTACCACGGGTATAGTAACGCAAATGGGCCCAGTAGTTAACGGGTTGGTAAAAAGTGTTACTATTGAACCTACTACGGAAACAGGGTTGTCTTGGTACAACTGTTTTGCTTTTGGTAACGGAATAGAATCTAATAGAATTAGAGATGATTTTAACGGTATGGTAATATCAAAAGGAGTTAAAGCCAACACGGTGCTAGATAGACCATACAAAGAAGAACATAGAAAAAATGGATTAATTTATTCTGGTTTGTATAATTCTGTTAATAGTATAAATAACCTAAACCAGTTTATAGCAGCAGATAAAATTACTAAAGATTTAAACCCTACATATGGTAGTATACAAAAATTATATTCTAGAGTTATAAGACAGTCCTCTAGTTTGATAGCCTTTTGTGAAGACAAAGTAGTTTCTATTATTTCAAATAAAAATGCTTTATATAACGCAGATGGAAATCCGCAGATTGTAGCGTCTAACACTGTGCTAGGAGATGCAAATGCTTTCGTAGGTGACTATGGTATATCACAAAACCCAGAGTCTTTTGCTAAGGACAATTATAGAGCTTATTTTACAGACAAACAAAGAGGAGCTGTACTTAGATTATCTATGGACGGCTTAACACCTATATCAGACGCTGGTATGCATGATTATTTTAGAGATAATTTAAAAATTGCAGATAATTTAATCGGGACCTATGATTCTCACAAGAAAGATTACAACCTAACACTACTGAGCAATTTTTTACCTGAAAATGTAATTAGTAATTTTTCATTTGCAGATGGACAAGGTGGTTCTACAGAGTCCTTTAACACTCAAGAACAATTCAGAGTAGACCCAGGGTTTGCTGGTGGTAGTAACTATGTTCTTCCTACAGCGCCGATAAACGTAGCAAATAATTCTGATTTAGATAGCGATACTACAATTACTAATCACGACGCTATTCCCGCGGCACAGTTCCAAGCGGAATTACCAGAACTTATTCCTTACAACTGGGCTTGGAGCGAAAGTATGGTTGATAAAATTATATACCATAAGGTTGATGGAACTAATTATGGTGATCTTTTTAGCGTGCCCGGTGGAGAAACTAGTGGCGTTGCAACTGAAGTTATGTGGCAAAATTTTACAAGCGGTAGTGGTGATGCTTTTGTAAACAGTAGTGGTAACCCAAGTATTAGACAAACTACTTCAAACACCGCTACAGGAACCGCTAAAATGTGGCCTAAATTTCAAGACTTAGAAAACACTATGGTTGACGGTGATGTTTTAGGAACTAACGCTAATAATAATCCAAACGCGTTTCCGAACGCTATTAATTCAACCACTTTTCATGACGAAGAATATAAAGTCACATTTGAAATACAAAATTATTTAAATCCAAATGATCCAACTCACCACACAAATGTTACTGGAGGTGTAGCAGCAGATAACGCCGTAGACGTAACAGTGGAGCTGTGGGAACCGGCAAGCTCTATATTTAACGAACTACATACCGATGGAATAACTTCGTTTTTTAAAAATGGTAATCACACGCCAGATACAGCTAGTGACGTTAACTACGCCGCGGGGTGGTTGACCGGTAATTCTCATACATACGCAAGCATTCCTTTAGCAAGCAGTAAAACTTTTAGCTTTTCTTTTGCTTTACAAGGCGAAGAAGGTATACATATAGACACTACTGACGTTAATAACAAAATGCACTTAAGTCCTATATTAGATTTTTTTAATATACACTTTAAAGCTGCCCCCGATGATACTAAAAACAGTATTGTTATAAGAGATATTAAAGTGGAGAAAATGAGAAAAGTTACTAATCCTGGTAACAATACTCAACAAACCGCGCAACCAGCAATACCTAGCTCTCAAGTTGACGCTTGGGCCGAGGTTGAACACGGGGCTTTTGCTGACTGGTCTGCCAGTAGCGGTAATATAGTTTTAAATCAATTTGCTATAAATCTATTCGGTCCTGATACGGGTTCTGGAAACTCAGTTTCATACACTTTAGCCAACGGTACTACTGGTTCTTATATAGTAGGAACACCAAATGGTGTTACCGCGTATAATCAAAACATCACTGGTAATTACACTTCAGACGATTTTTTACAAGCAGATGGAATTGCCGCTGCGTATTTAACGCAAGACATAACAAATAATCCATTAGAATTAGATAAATGGTATGAAGTAAGATTAATAGGAGTTATTGGAAGTGCCTTAGGTATACTCGTGAATGACGCGTTAGATCCAAGTGACTTTCCGGCAGGGTTTGGGTCGGGAGACACTTTACCCGGTCACTTAGGCGCAATTGGTTCGGGATCGGGAAATAATAAAATTATATTTGACGATCAAGGAAATAACGAAAGAATAGCTAGATGGCAACAGAAATATACTGGCGGTGATTTAAATACGTTAAAAATACTTTTCACTAATTTTAGCGGTACTATAGATAGAATAGAATTTGCCGATATAACAGAGAAGATAACTGGAGGAACACCTACGCATTGGAGTCTTGGTGGTTTGACTCCTATATACCACTATTATAGTCCTGGAAAACCCGTGTATTGGGACGCTAGCACAATAGCTTGGAACAACGCGTTTATTACCACCCCAGGGATAGGAAGACCTTTTGCAACTCAATCTTTTAGCACGGAGTCAAGCTTAGAACTTAAAGCTAAAGACACTTTTGTTTCGCCAGTAGTTACTAATGATGGTTATGAGTGGAAGTTTAGAGTTCAAAATTACACTAGTGGATCTCTCATGGGTTATGTAGTAGGTGCTTACGAAGCTGTAGATACTGGTAGCGCTTATGGAGTACAATTTGATGGGGTTAACGAAGACGGGTTTTACAAAGTAACTTTTAATTTTGATGGAACAACAATTCCGGATATAAAAAGATATTCAACTAGCAATTACGACATAGAACAAGCAACTAGTGCTACTGCTAGTATAGTAACTAGAACTGCAATTGATTGGGGTAGAATGAATAAAGTTGCATATCAGCCTGATCAAGACGGAACAACACTGAAGTTAAACACNACGTCTCTGAAAGATGCTACAAATTACTTTACAGCTACCGCTGCGGACTCTTGGAGTTTTGCAGGTTTTGATCCACAGTTTGACAATTATATTGTTTTTGACGATGTTAGCGAAAATTTAGTGTTCACAAACGCTCCTATAGGAGTTTCTTTGCAACAAAATATATCTAATCATAATTTTACAAATGGTTCTAGTGTTCAATTAAAGCTCGACGCTACCGTGGTTAGTGGTTCTATTTCTGGATATTTTTACAATGAGTTTGGTAAAGGTTTTACATTTGGACCTATAAGTAGCACCGAGAACTTTGAGCAAACTTTTGTTATGGACGAAAGCGTTGGTAGTGGAGACTTGTTAAACACGTTTGTAATAAATGTTGAAAACGAGTTTTTTAGTGGTGTTTTAGACAATTTTAAAATGGGTAGAGTATATCCTGATTTTGACCCATCTACCGTTACTTACAGCGAAGACGTTAAAGGTTGGACTAGTTTTAAATCTTTTACGCCTGAATCTGGAGTTAACGTATCTAGCGAGTATTATACTATTAAAAACGGAAGACTTTGGCACCACCATAGTAATGCTGTGAGAAATTGGTTCTATGGAGAGCTTGATGATAACGATAATCCACGTATACAAGAATCTAGTATAACAGCTATTTTAAATCAAGAACCTTCTTTAATAAAAACGTACAACACTTTAAATTACGAAGGAACGCAATCTAAAATAAATAAATATAAAATAGATTCAGAAACTAATATATCTAATGAAAGCATATATAATCTAAATGATAAAGAAGGTTGGTATGTAGAAAGTATAACAACAAACAAACAAACCGGCAGTATACAAGAGTTTATTGAAAAAGAAGGTAAGTGGTTTAATTATATTAAGGGCGCAGAATTAACAAATAACATGCAACCGGCTCCAAGTGAATTGAGTTTTCAAGGACTAGGAACGGTATTAAAAACAATAACAGTATGACGTTTTATTTAAATGATTTCATTATAGACAATTCTGATTTAATTGGATCAAGTCCTAGCACTAGAGAGTTTAATGTAATAGGAAATGTAGGGGCTAAATTCATGCTTCAAGTGTTTAACTCATCTCAACAATTTTATAATTTTAATACTAGGTCCTTTTCTACTGGTTTCACGTCGGAAAATAATTTAAGTGTAGAAATGAAAGGAGAAACATATATTAACTCTATTGTTTTTCCAGCTAACGGCTCGGGTGATACTTATACTATATTGATTTTAACTGGCTCTAATAAAGACACAGAAATTGAATTTAGCGTGGGTAAAAACTCTTATAGCACTACAATTTCACAAGTCGCTGACACGCAGTTAACTTTTACTATTGCAACTGCTAACACCAATAATTATACTACCTGGAGTTCTAGTAACAATATTACTTCCACTGGTTCTCCCACTCTCTCTAGTAATGTAGTTAAAACTCTAGATTGGACTTTAAATAATAACCCGGCGGATGTTGGGGCATTTGGACTTAGGTTAACAAGACAACCTGTTGATACTGATTGGTATTATACAACCACAGAAACAGTAGACGGGGCAATTAGCAGTGGAACACAAGTTGTTGTAGATGATTTAACAGATTTAGCTACAGGTATGTATATTACCGCTGTTAGTAGTGGTAGTTTGTCAGGGACGCCAACAATAACAGCTATAAATACTAGCAGCAAAACACTAACCATATCTTCCGCACAAACTTTCGCGGACGGTATAACTTTAACTTTTCAAGCTAGAGGTAGTAGTGTTATCAAAAAATCTATTGGCGCAAATATAGATTTTTCTAATTTTACAACTTTAAATACATCAGCCGTAGCGGCAGAACTTAGTAAAACAGTTAGAACTACAGCGACTGACACCGTAATACTACTGAACGGTACTTACGGAATATCTGGAGGAGGTTTTGTTACCATTTCAGGTAGAGGAATTGTAAACACATCTACAAACACGGTTCAAACTGTTGACGTGGGTGAGACTGGTGGTGGCNTAACTATGCAGGTAGAACAAGAAGTAAAAGCTGGTACTAAAATATATTTTGTGGGATCTACACTATCTATTGATGTAGACAACGCGTTTACCATTAAATCTCACCCTACAGCTAACAAAACAATATATTTAAACTTAGATAATTTTATAACCCCAGGAGTTTCTGGATCATAAATATAAAACATGGCATTAAAAATAAACTTACTAAACGACATAGATAATGTGTCTTTACAAATTGGCGATATAGCTTATTACGTGAAAGATGATGAGTCTAACATGTCTATAACTAGTTTTACTGATAGTATTAAGGTAATTGGCAAAATAG